GGGAAGAATATCATTTATTTTTCTGTTACAAGGAGTGAATCATGGCGTGTAAAGGTGGTAAGAGAGGTCACAGGGGCGGAGGCAAGAATAAATGAAGTATTTAGTTTTCTTAGCCATTTTAGCTACTTTAGCACAGCCCCTACTTGGAGATTACAAGGCAACAGGAAAAGCTGAGTGGACTGCAGTAGGTAAGCCTAGCTTTCTAAAGATTAATGGTGTAGGTGGTAAGTTGGGTTGCACTCTCAAAGGTGATAAGTTTGTCACTGGAGAATGCCTGGTCCATATGAAATACTTTAAGACTGGCATGGATCTTAGAGATGATCACATGCACAACAAGTATTTACTTACAGAAACATATGAATATTCAAAGCTAACACTAGATAAGTTTGAGGTGAAAGAAGGTGAGCAAGAATTCACAGGAAAGCTTACTATCAAAAAAGAAACTAAGGCAGTTCGAGGTAAAATATTACTCACTAAAATTTCAAGTGGATTTAATGGAAAAGCTGAATTTGAAGTTAACATCAAGGACTATCCGAGTATTGGAGTACCTTCTTACCTTGGTATTACGGTTGCGAATAAAGTTAAGGTGAAGATTGAACTAGAGGCTAAGTGATGTTAAAATATTTGTGCGGTTTATTCGTATTGCTCCAATTTAGTGATGGATATTCTTGGCAAGAGAACATTAGGAAATACCAACAGTGTATCTCTTGTCATGTCTCCCCTTCCGGCGGCGGTGTTCTTACGGAATACGGCAAAGGACTTTCCACTCAATTTGCTACACTTAACAAAGAATCTTTAGGCCCATCAAACTATTCATTATTTAAAACACCTAAGCATATTCTTTTAGGTGGTAATGTAAGAAACCAACATATCCAGCAATATACAGAGTATGGTGATCGACAGAGATCTTTCTTGATGCAGGCTGATATCGAGCTGGCTGTCACTTATAAGAATATGACTGCAGCAGGAACTATAGGATATTATGGATTGTCTTATCCGCTAAATGATAATACTGACATTAAGCATGAGACAAGAAGATATTATGCAATGCTCAATCTTGTAGATCATATAAACTTACGTGTTGGTAAGTTTTATAGTAACTTTGGAATAATGATTGATGATCATACTGAGGCCATTAGATCTGCAGCAGGTTATGGACAGAACAAAGAAGCCAGGAATTATGAAGCTGGCTACTATTCTGAGTTATTTAACTTTGTTGGAACTCTTGAGCAGCAGGAAGACGGCGAGTATAATGAAGTGACTACTCTTAGAATCTTTCTGTTTGATATGGATTTAGGATCTTCTATAAAATCTGATGCTGTGGCATACTTCTTAGCAACGCCAATAAATGACAAATCATATATATTAGCTGAGTACCTTGATCATGAAAATCTGGATGCTTTTTATTTAAAGTCAGGTTACGAGATCTTTAGAGGTGTGGTTCCTTACTTGAAATATACAGATGATTCACGTGAAACATATAGCTTTGGATCACAGATTCATCTTGTTCCACACTTAGAGTTTTTGCTTGAATCTTCTTGGTCAGATGGTTATGCTGATTTCACAGCTACAAGTAATTATTATTTTTAGATAATTTTGTATAATATTGATATCGTTGAAGATGTATAGTTAATGGGCGGAAATGGGTGGCAAAAAGTTCTACAAGCTTTAAAAAAGGTCATAAAGGCGGTCCAGGTCAGCCACCACAGCCAGAAGAGATCCGCAAAGCTGCTAAGATGTCTAAGACCTTGTTCCAAGGCATATTTCATCGTTTCTCTTTGATGACCTATCCTGAATTTGAAAAGCATATGAATAAAAAAGACATTCTTCTTATGGAGAAGATTGTTGGTACTATCATGCAGAAGTCTCTAGGTGGTGACACTAAGGCTGCAGCATTGATATGGGATAGGATGATGGGTAAGGTTAAGGAGAATATTGAGATTCAGCTTCCCAAGCCTATGGTGATTAACAGAAGAAATGGTGAGCAAGTTGTTTTAGGTCACGAAGAAGACAAGGATGCGATAGATGTCTCAGCAGAAGATAAGTGATGTTCACATCCATGTTTGGGGTGGTAAGAAATGTGTTACTATTCCAAGCGTTCCTAAGTTAACATTGTGGAAGAAATTCTTGAACATTCTTAGGATTAAAAAATGACTGATTCGTATAAGGATATAGTGGTATCTGATCCTGTCACTCCTTTTGGGGAAGTGTCAGTTGCAGAAGATACTCCTGTAGTTCAATTAGATGCAACACTTGGTCTTAAGACCCAGCAAGAAGTTGAGGTGTATACAGGCACAACTGGTAGTGTTGCTGTTGAAGATACTGGTACTGGTTATGAGTGGAGATGTCAGACTGGAACAGATGTTGGCGGTTATGGAATAGTTAGAAGTCAGAATGCAGTTGCTTATAAGCCTGGGCAAGGTTCTGTTTATAGATTTACAGCAAGGTTTGATGAAGGTGTTGCTTTAAGCTCTATGAGAGCTGGTGCTATTGCTGTAGGGAATGAACTATCCTTTGGATACAACGGTGTTGACTTTGGTATTCTTCATAGGACTGCAGGTAAGTTAGAGATCAGAAAGCTAACGATAACAGCGGCAGCATCTGGGAATGAAACAGCAACAGTAACATTAAATGATATTGAATATACAGTTAGTTTAACGAGTGGCACTATTGTTCATACTTGTGTAGAGCTAGCTGCTGATGATTACAATAGTGTTTGGGTAGCTACTAGTAATGATGAAACAGTTCTTTTCATTGGTCAGGCGGTGGGTGCTCAATCTGGGACATATTCTTTTTCTAGTACAGGCACTGCAGCAGGGACATTTGAGCAAGTAGCTGCTGGTGCTGATGTAGTTGATACTTGGTATTTGCAGGAAGAGTGGAATGTTAATAGATGCGATGGATCTGGACCGTTTCCGATGGTGCTTAACCCACAGAATGGAAATGTATTCCAGATAAAACAGCAGTATCTTGGTTATGGAAATATAGATTTTCACATAGAGAATCCTGCTAATGGTAAATTTCAGATGGTTCATAGGATTCATTATTCAAATAACTATCAGTCGCCTAGCTTGATGGCACCATCATTTAAGATGGGTGTGTTTGCTGCATCAATTGGATCAACAACTAATTTAAATGCTTACATGGCTAGTATGTTTGGTGCTAACCAGGGAAAGTCTATTAGTACGATAAATCCTGATAGTCATGGAAATACAAATACTAATGTGACTACAACTACAGCAAATATATTATCCATTAGAGTCAGGCCAGAGATTAACGGAATTATTCAACTTAGAGAGATAAAAGCTTTGCTGGCAACATTTGCTTCTGATGGTACAAAACCAGCAGTGGTATATTTGTATCTTAATCCTACTTTATCAGGAGATCCTGACTGGCAGTATCATGAGGGTAATACAACAGATGCGATAACAGAAGTTATGACTACTACTGTAGATGTTGATGTTAATGATGGTGTGACTTTAGAGCTAGGAACATTTGGTCTAGCTCGTGTTGACAGTGAAGTAGTCGATCTTGAGAAGCTAGGCATAACTGTCAAAAGAAACGATGTATTAACATTAGCAGCTCAATCAACATCTGGATCAACTGAGATAACAGGATCATTAATTTGGAAGGTAAAATGAAAGTTATTGCTGAGATTTGTTCTAATGTAAAGAACCTTAAAGACTGTTTTAAGTCAATAGACATGGCAGCAGAAGCTGGCGCTGATTATGTGAAGTTTCAGTATTTCACAGACAGAGATATGTATGGAATGAATCTCGGTTATAAGCCAATACTTAATTTGGATGAGATCCCACAGCTATCGAAATATGCGCGTAATATGGGGATCGGATTTTCATGCACGTTCTTCAACCCTGAGACGCTTAGAGCTAATTCGCAGTATATTGATTTCATCAAGATTGCTAGCTCAGATATGTTGTATGAAGATCTTCTTAAGCAAGCAAAGGACTTGCACAAGCTTATACTTCTTTCCACTGGTGGACACACAGAAGAGCAAGTTGAAAAAGCATTAACTTGGATCGACAACAGAAGATTAGTGCTTATGTACTGTGAATCTGCTTATCCAGCCAAGCGTACTGATTTAGATAAGCTTGAGGTTTTGAAGATATTTACTAAGAAGATTGGTGTTTCAGATCATTCTTTGGATGTGTATCAAACACCAATACTAGCAAGAGATCTTGGTGTCTTGTATTTCGAGAAGCATGTGAACTTCTTGGATTATACTGATACGCCGGATGCACCGCATTCGCTTAGTCACAAAGAATTTCAGGACATGATGTCTAAGCTTAAGGGCAAGAAAAGACTTAACCTGCTTAGCCCTGATGAGATGCCAATGGTTTCAATGTACAACCGTAGGTGTGTTGCTACAAAGAAGATTACGGCTGGTGAAAAGTTAATTTATGGTGAGAACTTTGGTTATTATAGAAGTCTTAAGCCAGAGACAGAAGGTTTTAGGCTAACATCATATCTCAAAGGCAAGGTTGCTAAGAGAGAGATTTTACAAGGTCAGACTATTACAGGGAGGTATATATGAGTCAGCTTGATACAAGAGTGTTTACTTTAACTGTTGCCAGTGGTGCAACAGAGTCCAATGCTATAGATCTTGGGAGATCTTACAGGAAGGTCTATTTAGAAACACCTTCTGCTATTGCTGGTGCTGCTGAGATTCATGGCGCTTCAGAGAAAGATGGTACTTTCAAGAATATGTACAACAGCGGTGCTACTGCAGTTGTTGCTTCAGGAATATCTAACATGATGATAGACCTTGAAGATTATGCTTATACAAGACATATGAAGTTAGTTCTAACTGCTGCTGCTGCAGATGGCGCTGAGTATAAGGTTGTTTGCTCTGAGTGATATCTGGCGACCTCATAGTGATAAGCAAGATCAGGCTCTATTTTCAAATAGTCTTATCACGATATGTGCTACTGGCATTCAGTGGGGAAAGACCACTGTGGGTGCTTTGTTCATCAAAGCTCTTATGCACAAACATATCGATGAGAAAGATAATTTCGTTATTGCAGCACCTACCTACAAGATCATGCAACAAGCGACATTACCTGAGTTTTTAAGAGTTATGCAAGGATGTGGTGAGTATTCAAAAGGCGACGCTTGCTTTAAAATGCATAACGGCGGGACCTGCTGGATGCGTACCGGTACTGATGCCAACAGTGTTGTAGGTATCACCAATGTTCGCGGTGTTTGGGGTGATGAAGCTGGATTATTTTCGCTTTACTTTCACGAGAATATCCAAGCAAGGGCTTCAGTTAAGCAAGCTCCGATTATATACACTACTTCCCCATATACTCTTAACTGGATTTATTCTGATTATATCCGCCCTTATCACAAGGGACGTTTGCAAGATGATGTTTTGATTATTCAGGCACAATCAAGAGAGAATCCTTACTTTCCTGAAGAAGAGTTCCAGCGTAAGAAAAAGACTATGGACCCAAGACGGTTCAATATGATCTACGGTGGTGAATTCCATAAAATTGAGGGTTTGGTTTATGGATGCTTTGATGAAGATAATCATGTGATTGACCGCACAAGATTAGAGCCTAAGACAATGTATGTGGCTGGTGTTGATTGGGGTTATACTAATCCTGCTGTTATATTGGTTTTTGCTATTACTCCTAATGATGGTGTTTTCTTAGTCGATGAGTTTTATCAATCCAACAGACGTATATCTGAGATAGTGCAAGCTGCTGAAAGGCTTAAGATTCTTTATAATATAGAGAGGTTCTACTGTGACCCGTCATCACCTGCAAATATCGCCGAATTTAATAAAGCTCGTCTTACGGCTATTCCTGCTGATAATGATATTCGCGCTGGAATCGATGCTGCTTATGAGTTGATAGCAACAGATAAATTTCATGTGTTTTCAGATGCAGCACCGCACTTTATAGATGAAATATCCATGTATCATTATCCTGAAGAAGAGGATGTGACAGCAGATAAGGATGTGAAAGAAACTTTGCCAGTGAAGCAACATGATCATGCTATGGATGCTTTTAGGTATCCGATTTATGCTATGCATCTTTCAAGGACGATGTTCAGTAAGCGAGCACCTGTTACCCCAAAACAGAATCCAATTGACACAAGGATTCATGTTGTAGATGATTTACTCAAACAAGGTTTTGATAATGAAGAGTATGATTGGTGATGTATGATATATCCGTACCTATGTAGTAATTGCTCGCATGAGTTTGAAATAATTAAGTCTGTGAGACAGATTGATGATGAAGAGTTATGTCCTGAATGTGGTAATATATCAGACAGAACAATATCTTGTTCCCAAGGAATAGATAAATCATCGGCTGCAGACTGGAACACGCCGCATTATAACCCTGCATTTGGAAAGCATTTCTCATCTAATTCTCAGGCTAGAAAAGAAGCTAAGAAGCGCGGCATGGAAGAGATTGGCAACGAGCCAATAGACAAAATACATAAAAAGTTTGATAATGATAGGCAAGAGAAACAACGGGCTAGGTGGGATTCTGTTAATATGGATCATGGAGAGATCAGATCATGAGCGATAACATACCTGAACATGGTGCATTAGGGCCTGATACTAAGCCCGATCTCGATCAAAGCCCAGAGGCTATTGAAACTGTTCAATTTGTAATGAAGGAGTTCAAGCGACTTAAGCAGCACCGCTCTAAGTATGACAAGAACTGGCTACATAATTATAAGATGTTTCGTGGTGACCACTGGCATAACTTAAGAATGCCAAAACACAGACAAAAAGAAGTTATTAATCTAATTTGGCAAACAGTACAATCGAACATGCCTTTGCAAACCAATGCTAGACCTAAGCCTGTATTTATTCCTGAAGAGCCTAGTGATAAGCAATTTGCAGAAGTATTAAATAAATTACTTGATGCAGATTGGGAGAGAAATAATTGGCTAGTGCCACTCTCGGAAATCATTCTTGATGGCTATATTTATGGACACGGTATGGGGAGTGTTCATTATGATCCTGATGTAGATTACGTGAAGTCAATGGTAAGAGATCAGATACTTTTATAAAAGCTGAGCCTATTGATACTGACAGACTCAAGAAGAAGTATCCTGAATGGAAAGATAAGATTAAATCAGATATTCACGAGTCAATTCAGTCTTCCAAGGCAGCTTTGAACGAATACCAGTTAAGACAGTCTAATTCAGATCTTGATATGGCTGATGCTACATTTGATTCTTCTAAGACAAGAGAAAGTCAGAAGACTTTACTTCTTACGGCGTGGCTGAAGCCAGATGACACTGAAGAAGTTGAAGAAGAAGATGAAGAAGGCAATATTAAAGTAATTGTTAAGAAAGTTTACCCGTTTGGCAGAGTTGTCAAAATAGCGAATGGTATCTTGCTTGAAGAAGAAGAGCTTCAAACGTCTGGCAACTTTCCTTTTGTTAAATATATAAATTACATGCTTCCCAGGGAATTCTTTGGAGTTTCTGAAGTTGAGCAACTTGAATCACCGCAAAGAGCATTCAACAAGATATTAAATGCTTCTTTGGAGATATTGAACTTAATGGGTAATCCTGTTTGGATTGTAGACACTTCTTCAGGAATCAATCCGCACAAGCTTGTGAATAGAACGGGATTAGTTGTTGAGAAAGAACCAGGATCGGAGGTTAGAAGAGAGATCGGCGTTCAGCTTTCACCGACAGCTCTTTCTTTGGTCGATAGGCTTGAGACTTGGTTCAATGGCGTGGCTGGTAATCAAGACGTCACTAGGGGTGAAGCACCTGCCTCTATTACTGCTGCTAGTGCTATCGAGCAGCTGATGGATGCCGCAAGAACTCGTATAAAACAAAAGCAGCGAAACCTTGATGCCATGATGAGAGATTTTGCTAGGCAGTATTCAGATATCGTGCTAGAAAAATATACAAAGAACCGTGTATTTAGAGTTACTAACAATGATGATTCCACTCAATTCTTTAAATTTAGAGTTGAGAACAGAGAAGATCCTGAAACTGGTGAAGCTCAAAAGGTTGGTGTCATCAGAGAATTTGTCGAGATGGAAAACGGTGATATAGCTGTATCATCTGATGACAAGGAGTTTCTTATTGCTGGAAGATTTGATGTTAAGATAAACACTGGCTCTTCGTTGCCATTTGCTGTGGCTGATAAAGAGCAGAAGTCTTACGCCTTGTTCGATCGAGGCATTATAGACGAAGAAGAAGTCTTATCTCAGATTGATTACCCAAATAAAGAGCGAGTTCTTGAAAGGCTTGCTGAACGCAAACAAGCTGAGGCAGAAGCTGCTTCAGCTCAACAAGGAGGTTAGTGATGGCTGATGGAATGGTCGAACAAGCACCACAAGAGCAGATGCAAGGAGCACCTGCAGAAGGCGGAGCTGATACTTTTCTTCAGGATTTAGGCCAAGGTCTTCAGACTTTAGGTGAGATGGTTCAAGCAACTCCAGATGCACCACCTGAAGCTATGCAAATGGTTGAGCAAATCATGAGCATGTATGAGCAGCTTATTCAGACTATGAGCGGCGGCGGCGCACCACAGGATCAAGGTCCGCAGGCAGTACCAGTAGATCAGCCTGAAGGTACTCCAGTCTAATATATTTTTTACAATTGAATATTTTTTAAGGATGTTTTTGCATGGAAGCAGATTATACAGACAGCGATGTCAATCAAATGATAGAAAATGTTGATAAGTTTGATGATATTAACGGCGATCCCAACGCCAAACAAGAGGAAGAAAAGCCTGCTGAACAGGTTCAGGAAGAGCAACCTGCAGCAGAAGAACAGCCACTTTCTTTCAAAACAAAAGATGATCTGTTAAAATACAAATTAAGTTACAAGACTGATGGTGGAAAAGATGTTGAGGAGGATCTCGCTACTATATTAAAGCGAGCATCAGGTGGCTACCATTTTGCTCAGCGCATGAATGAGTATAACCAGAAGATGCAGCAATATAACGACGAGTATTTGCCACAGATTGACTCTGCTAATCAGATAAAAGAAAAATATGGTAAGTTTGAAGAGTATGCGAAAGAAAATCCTGAGTGGTATGATCATTGGTCAAACGCTTGGGAAAATCGATACTCGCAGCAACAGGGTTTAGAACAAGATCCGCAACAGACTAACGTGAAGATGTTAGAAAGCATGCTTGCAGAGAAACTAAACCCAATAAATGATTTCATGAATTCTTATCAGCAGCAGCAAGCGCAAGCTGTTCATGAGAAAGAGTTCGACCAGCAGTTTCAGGCAGTGGAAAAGACAAGACAACAGTTCAAGGACGTTGATTTTGACTATGTAAACCCTGAGACTGGAAAAAGTCTTGAGTATGAAGTTTTAGAATTTATGCAAAAATCTGGCATCCAAGATTTCAATGCAGCATTCAAAGCATACCATCACGACAGTTTAGTGAAGATGCAAGTAGAGCAGGCTAGAGCTGCTCAAGAGAAGGCTGAAGTTGAGCGTAAAAAAAACGGAATACTAGACATCAAGTCTACTCCCAAAACACGCACACCAAACCTTCAGGGAAAAAATCTAGATCAACTAATGGATATAGCTCTAAAAGATCAAGACATTTTTGGAGCTTCATAAAACAATTATGGAGGTAAACCATGGCGGTTTCTATTGATCAGCTGAATGCGATCACACACAAGTATATTATGCCTAAGATGTTTGATAACATCTTTGATTCAAATCCTTTACTTAAGAAAATAAAGGATGGAGGATCTTACAAGTCTATTTCTGGTGGTACAAAGATTACTTTACCACTTAACTACGCACAAGCCACAAACGGCTGGTATTCTGGTGCAGATACTCTAAGCACTGTTGATGTCGAGAACATCACTTCTGCTGAGTATGACTGGAAGAGCTTGTTTGCTGGTGTAACTATCTCAGAAGAAGATGAGTTGAAGAATAGTGGTGATGCTGCTGTTGTAAACCTTCTTAAGTCTAAGATGGAGATAGCTGAAAAGACTTTGAAAGATGCTCTTGGCACTGGTCTTTTCTCTGATGGAACTACAGCAAAATCTATTATTGGTTTGAGAGACATTGTTGCAGTTGATCAGACTGTTGGTGGGATTAGTCAAGCGACTAACTCATGGTGGCAAGCACAAGTTGATAGTTCTACAACTACAACTTCAATTTCTGCAATGAACAGCGTTTTTCAAGATGCTTCTGTTGATTCTGAAATGCCAAATTATGGTGTCACAACTCGTAGTCTTTATAATTCTTACTACGCTTTATTGCAGCCGCAACAGCGTTTTATGGATAGCAAGACTGCAGAAGGTGGATTCCAGAACTTAATGTTCAATGGTCAAACGGAAGGCCGTCTTGCTGCGTGAGCTGCTTGATTATGACTGGGCAATATCGGTAGACGCTGAAACGCCAATACCGAGATAAGTCAGAAAAGCAAAGAATTCTGACCATCGTAACGCATAGCAGATGAACCTTGAAAAAGAATATAATTCTGCCACGAGTGTCCGGCATCTCACTGAGATGAAAATGTATGCTGACCTAACAGGAAAAGAAACTGTTAGAACTTAGGGATAAAAAGCCTTAAGGGTAACAAAAGTGATTCCAATTGTTCATGATAGTCATTGTCCAGCAAATCATATGTTCATGTTGAACTTATCGCATTTGCACTTGTTCTATCATCCTAAGAGAAACATGAGCTTCGAGCCGTTCCAAAAGCCGATAAACCAGCAGGTTAAGGTTTCTAGGATTCTTTGGATGGGTGCATTAGGATCTTCTAACAACAGATTACACGGTGGCTTAACAGCTCTTACTGCTTAATCTAACTTTAAAGGAGTTTTTATCATGGGATTTAATTCTGCAGGTCCTGTAGCCTTTTCTGGCGGGCCTTCAAATGTAACATCTGCTTTAAATCTTGGCCGAGATCCTGAAGTTGGACAGCGGGCATGGTTTGATGGTCGTGAATACGTTTTTGTTTATAATGACGGTGGTGAGCAAATTGATCCTGGATTTGGTGCTGTTCTGCAGTCCGGAGTTTCAGGATACTCAGTAACAGTTTCAGCCGTAACAAGCGCTGATTTGGTTGTCGGTGTTTGTAGAAATGCAACACTTACAACTGGAACTTATGGGTGGCTAGTTTCAAGGGGAATAACTCCTGTTGAAATGAACGCATCATCTGGAACAGTTGCTGCTGGTGATCTACTTGAAGTGGGAGCTAATGGTGACTTCCAAAAAGTGTCTAACACTACTGGTAACCTAGCCCCGGCTATCGGAAAAGCTTTGGAAGCTATTGTTTCTAGTGCTAGTGGTTCTGCTTATATTTGTTGCTACTAATTTTTTATGATTTTACCGATGGGATGTTTTTATGAGAGTACGTGAGTATATTTGTGAGTATCAGAATTATATTATGTCGCCACCTGTGGCACCTCAGCAGTTAAGGTCAAATTCAACGTCTAACGATGATTCGACGATTGCTGCTTGGAGAAACACTTGGCTTAATAATATAAGAGAAAACAAAAAACACTTTGGGTCTTTCAAAAAGCATTCTATCGGTTCAGTGTACCACCAGCATTTGTATAAGCCTTGTATTATTGCAGGTTCTGGTCCTTCACTGAAGTTTAATTATGAAAAGTTAAGGGACAGAAAAGGCATACCACTGGTTTCATGTTTGCATAATTTTCATTATTTTGAAGATGCTGGTGTTGCTCCTGATTATTATGTAAGTTTAGATGCTGGTCCTGTAGTTCTTGAAGAAGTCTCTGAAGGTGGATCTAAAACACCTGAAGAGTATTGGGAACTAACCAAAGACCGCACTTTAATTGCTTATATTGGGACTAATCCTGAGCTTTTCAAGAAATGGAAAGGTAAGGTGTTTTTATATAATGCACCTTTACCAAATGTTGAACTAGAAAAAGAGATTGATGATATAGAGCCTTTTAGGGCTATGATTTCTAATGGTGGCAATGTTCTTGGAGCTTGTCTTTACTTTGCTAAGGGCTGGCTAGGATGTCCAACAACAATATTTGTAGGCGCTGATTTTAGTTTTGATCCAGGTGATAAAAGATTCCATTCATGGGATTCTAAGTATGACATGAATATGGGTCACTGTATTGATGCCTATAATGTTTTTGGTCATAAAGTAAAAACCTGGCAGAGTTATTATAATTTCAAGTGTTGGTTCGATTGGGTTTCTTTGAACGTCCCAGGTCAATATATCAATTGCACAGAAGGCGGTTGTTTGGGATCATATGCTCAAGGTAATCTATGGACTATTAAGCAAATGGATTTAGATAAATGTCTTGATATGATGAATATGAGCAATCATATTTTCGAGCAGTTTGAAGATCCAAGTGGCGCGACGAAGAAAATTCTTTTTTAAAGGGTAAGAAAAATGGCTTATGATAATGACATATTAGAACGAATGAACATGGGTAACAAGCAGGCAATATTTTATTCTTGCACTGCTGATGCTGCTGCTGGGACGATAGTTACTGGCATGAAATCAGTTGATGCTGTTGCTATGACTCCAAAGTCAATGGCTTCTGCACCAGGGCTTACAAGAATGAACGAAGGTGTTGCAGGGACTGCTACTGCTGGAACCGTTGCAGTTACTGGTGTTGCATCTGGAGATACGTTTTATTTGATGGTTTTTGGACACTAATATTTATTTTATATTTTGAGGGATATTATGGCGAAGGTTAGAGTTTATAATGATAATAGATTTGTGCATAGAGAAGCTTTCAGGGGTGAAGACATTGTTATTGATCCTGGAGAATATATAGAGATGGAACGAGAGGACGCTGTTCTTTTTAAATCTCAATTTTTTCAGCCAAAGTATGACAAGGGTGGTCTTCAGACTCACGAAAGTTACAAGATGATTAGGTTGCAAAAGATTGAAAACCAAGCTCCTGATGTAACGCATAAAGAATACCGATGCCATGCTTGTGCTTTTACTTCTCAGACAAAACAGGGTTTAGCGACTCATGTCAGAGCAAAGCACACAGGTCAGATGGTAGACGATGATGCAAGGGAGAAGTTAGTTAAGGACTTATAATGGATTCTGTTTATGGTAAAGAAAACCGAGACATCAAACTAACGGGTAATTGGTATATTACCTTGTATGATGATAATGGATCTATTAAGGATTACAAAGAAGGCAGGAATGTTATCACCACAAACGGTGTTGAGTTTTTGGCTTCTTTTTTAAATTCCGCTGCCACTGCTGCATCAACGTTCACTATGAGATATATTGCCATAGGAACTGATTCAACATCAGAGACAGCAGCTGATGCTACTTTAGGTGTAGAATCCGAAAGGCATACTGGCACAGTTTCTTATTCATCCAATGCTATTTATAGCGTCACAGCAACATTTCCATCTGGCACTGCAGGTGCTATAGCGGAATATGGTCTTTTTTCAAGTAATACCGGCGGTACAATGCTGAATAGGGACACTGAAGGTGTAATAAACAAGGGTGTCAATGATACTCTGACAGTTACAACAGAGATAACTATTAGCTAGAAGGTCTTATGGCCGATCATAGTATTACAATTTCTGAGAATTTAGTCGTTCTTGGCGGTTCACCTGCGGAGCTGTGGGGAGATGCTGTTTTAGGCACTGATCTTTGGGGCAATACTGAAGATTATGAGCTGCGGATTCATAAGTATATATTTGAAACTGCAACTCTAACAGAATCCTTGTCAAAAGATGCTACAATAAAGATATCTGAAGTAATATATCATTCAATCAATCAGAATTTAGAGGCTTTAAGGGATTCAGAGGGATATTGTTACATCAATAATGGTGTATGCGATCCAGATGATAGAAATATCCCAGATTACACCGAAGATGGTGCAACAGATCCAGGTTATACAGAAGATTCAGCAACAGACCCAGGATGGAGCGACTCATGACGCCATTAGAATTAGAAGAAGCTGCTAGAAATAGATATAACGCCATTGGTGATAATTTCTATTCTACAGATATGATTATGGATTTGATTTATCAGAGTCAGATGGAACTTGCTCTTGAATCTTTTGTTATTGAAAGAAAATATACCACCACATCAACATCTGGGACTAGAGAATATGCTTTTCCAGCTCAAGCATTTGCTATTAGAAGAGTTGAATATGAT